TAGGATTGGCATGGGAGTTTACCTTCCTCTCGCGCTCTCCTGATCCTTGTGGATCGCGCCTAAAATCTCCTTTCGTCCCCACGCTTCTGGGTCTTTGGCGATGTCGGCAAAATTTGGCGCTTGTTCATGGTGCCAAAAGCCGGTGTCGTATGTCGGTTCCGACGTCTTTGGGTTCTTAGCTGCCCTGTAACGGGCCGCGACCTCGTAGTCGCCGACGCCCTTGTCTTGCATCCACCCCTCGAGGTCTTTCATTCCCTCCTCGGTGAATCCGTACTCGTCCTGGACCTGTTTGCGCTGGGTCCGCCACTTCTCATCCTCCTGCGCCCGGCGCGTGGAGGCCTCGGCGTCCGATCGCTGCTTGCGGTCGGCGTCGATCTGCGCCTGCACCCGGTCCTCGATATCGAGATCCGGGATCGCCAGATTGGGATACTTTTTCTTGATCAGGCGCTTGGCCTCTTTGGTCAGCGCCGGGTCGTTGTAGATCGATTCGACGAAGTCGGCGGTGATCCGCTTGTTCTGCAGGAAGGCAAATTCCTCGTCCGAAATCGTGCGCGGCATCTACGGCTCCAAAAAGTTGCCGCTGTTTAAGCCGCCCCACCACGGACGACTAGGGCAAAGGGACAAGTCCCACACCACGCGGCGCTCCCCTCTGGTATCCTCAGTTGTTGTTGGTCTTGCCAACGACGTTCGGTTGCAAGGGCACGCCGCCCTCGGGCTTCGGCACGACCTTCGGGATCGCGCCCCACTCGCTCACTTCCGACTGGGTGTCGACCTGCAGGATGGTGCGAGGCGGCGTCTCAGGCGGCGAGGTGATCGGCGGGTCGTAGCTTCGATTTTGCGCCATGTTTACCTCCTACCCAAAAGAGAAGTCCGAAACCAAGGATGAGCATCGCCCAGGTCGAAGGCTCGGGAACGCCGGTCGTCAACTGCACCGAGCCGCCGAACGACTGCCTCGGCGCCGTGAAGTCGATGGCGAATTGAGCCTCATCCGAGGTGAACGCGCCAGTCGCCGCCGAGACCGGTCCGAAGGAGCCGTCGAGCAGCGCGACGGGGAACGTGTGCGTGGCGAGCAACCCGCCATTGGCGAAGGTGCTTTCGGTCGTCGGGCCGGGATCGTTGGTCAGACCGTTGACGGTGAATGTCGAGAGCGTGTTCCCGGTCCCGAAGATGGCGCTTTGCAGGATGTCGACCGTCAGCGTGTGCGAGCCGGTAAAGCCGACCGCGGCCGTGGCGTCGAGCGTCACGCTCGACAGGTCCGCATTCGGCAGAATCGGCGAGCCTTGAGCGTTGATGGTGATGTTGGCGAAGTTCGCGTCGTTGGCGGTGAGGCTCGCCGCGCCCGTGGTGACGCCGCTGATGTTGTCGATCAGCGTCCCGTTGTCGAAGACTTCGATTTGCAGCGTCGCCGCCGCCGGCGTGGCGAGCGAGGCGAGGACGGCGGTGGCAAGCAATAATCTGTTCATAATCGGACCCCTCGTGTTTGGTGACGGGATCACGGTTATCACGACCCAGGCAGGGGCGTCGATGGCATCGGGGCCTGCGCCGGCCCTTGCGCGCCGTCGCCGCCGCCCTGCGCTCCACCGCCAGCGCCCATCGACTGCATGCGCGCCAGCATCATGTTCTTGATCGTCTGCTTTAGCTGATCCTGCCAGGCGGTCTTCTGCACCCCTGCGCCGGCCCCGAGCGCGCCGGTGCCGCCGAGGTGGCGCGACAGCCTGGTCGCGCTCTGCAGGGCGTCGCGGTGCAACGGCGAGCCAGGCGGCAGGCCGAGCGCGGCGTGCTGGATCATCTGGATCGCCTGGTTGAGGAGCGTCATCGAGTCGGCCATGTTGCCGGGGCCAGGCGCGGAGACTTGCGGGCCCATCTTGTTGCGGGCGAGGAAGGCGAGGGCGCCGCCAGGCTGGGGAGGACCGCCTGGCGCGCCGCCGCCGCCACCCGGTGGGCCGCCAGGGGGCGCGCCGCCCGGAGGTCCGCCTTGCCCCATCGAAGGGTCGTCGTCTGTTACGTCGCCGTTCGCCATCTGCTCTCACCCGGAGGGCCGCCCCGCTCCTTGGGGGCAATACTAGCGGGGCGGTCGTCCCCGTCGTTGTGGCCGCCCGAGGGGGTTCGGGCTGGGGACGCGCGGGAAAATAGCTCCTACTTGGCTTTCCGTCCACCGCCGCCGCCGGCGCCGCGCCGGCCGCCGACCGGGAAGCCCAGGACGCCCTTGACGAGCTCCTCGGTCTTCTCCTCCTTGGCCGCCTTCGCCTGGGCCTTCTGCCGCTCGCGCAACCGGGCGAGGAGGAGCTCGGCGCCGGGCGGGTGCAGCATGTGGATCAGGTCTTCGCTGTCGATCGCTCCTGCTCGAGCAAGCGCAATAGCGACCTGACGATTGTCCTCCGCAAACGCCGGGGAGGCAGAGTGGCTGTCGACTTGGACTTGGAAGCCGCTCGGGAGTTGCGAGAGGAGGAACTCGGTGCCCTGCTCCGTTTTGTAGACGAGCGCGTCCATGGCTTGCATGACGCGGAGGGCGAGGTAGCCGGTGTCGGCCAGCTGTCGCTCAATTCGAGAGGCCTGATCGATAAGGTGGGGTGACGAAGTTCTAACCAGGGTCTGAGCGTGGACTCCAGCGCGGACGCCGCTTTCGCCTTGTCCCGACATGATCGGGCTGAAGCCGCTAGCTTCATCAAACAATCCGAAAATAAACTCGAGCTCCTGGAGGTAATTCTCCGGCGGCGGCTCCAGTAGTTTTTGGGCCTTTGCATTGGGATTTGGGTCATTAATAAAACCTCCTTCATTGACAATTTTATAGTATTGCTCCTCGGTGATGGAGGTAAACCCTGAGAATACTTGCGGCGCATTAACATTTCTATCCCACATGACTTTGATGTCGCGCAGTCGCTTGTTGAGCAGATCCTGCAGCATCTGCACGTCGGCGATGATCGACCGGCCCCAGAAATAGCCAGGCGTTTGCTGGCCCTGAACCTTGACGAAGGCGTGCTTGCCGGGGACGCGCGACAAGTTGCGCCGCTGCTTTTCGCCCTCGAGGATGATGTCGGGGTAGATGCACTGGATCGTCGTCCAGTCGCCGTCGCGATCGCGATCGCGGATCCACACCTCGCAATGGCGCACCGTCGGCTGGAACCGCCGCTGTGGCCGCCAAGGGGTCGGCACCGGGAACACATTGACAATGCCGGCGGCCGAGGACGGGGCGTCGCCGACGTCGCCGAGCGGCTGCAAGCCCCCGACCACCATCTGGTGGAAATAGGTCTGGTCCTCCTCGTCCCGGACGGTCGGACGCGACTCGTCGATGCGCGCCATGAGCTCGTCCCGGTCGGGGTGCTCGGCCAGCATCGAGCGTAGCCGCGACATAGTCGGGAACGAGACGTGGCAGAACGCCTCCTGCTCGTCGAGGTTGAGAGTCGTCTCGTTGAGCACGCCGAAATTCTGGGGATGCACCGGAGCGGTCTTGAACGAGCCGCCGTCGCCGTCGGGAAGCACCTTGAGCAGCTGGCATCCGTTGACCAGGGCCCACACCACCGCCTCCGAGAACGTCACGTCCGCGTCGGTCTGGCGAAAGTCGGTCGACAGCTTCTCGCCGACCAGCTGCGCGCGGTCGAGGACGTCCTCTTCCTCGCCGGAATCGTAGACCAGCTGGAAGCGGACGTCCGTCGGCTGCATCAAAAAACCCGCCAACTTGTCCACGAATGGCTTGGTCTTGTTGAAGATCGCCGCCCGGTTGTCCATCGCCCCCATGTAGTAGTATTGGGCGGCGCGGCTGTAGACCATGCCCCGCTCGGACGCGCTGGCCATGCACTCGTCGATGATCTCTTTGATCCAGAGTTCGAGGAAGCCGGCCTTGTCGGGGATTCTGAGCATCTACCAGACCTTGATGGCTCTCCGTTTCGAAGCCGCGATCAGATCAGGCTGTTGGCCCGTGCTGAGCGCGGCCTGGAGAACGTCGAGCCCATTGCCTTGCGGGCCCTCGGAGTAGCGGTGCTGGCGGTGCTGGCGGCCGATGTCAATCGCTTGCTGCACGGTTTGCTGCGCCGCTTGCCAGGCCGCCGGCGGCAGGTTGGCCGATTGATCCTTGTAGCGGACCTTGGGTGTCCCCCCCTGGCGATTGTCGAACTTGGCGTTGGCGACATGGTAGTCGTTCGCCATGATGTCCTCGGCGATGCCGACCGCCTTACCGCGCAGCGAGCCGCCGATCGCCGGCGGCCTGAACACCTGATTGACCTCGCGCGCGTCGCAGGCCTCGCAGGAGGGCAAGGGCGCGTCCCACTGGTCGGCCGAGAGCACGACCTCCATCATGTGCCCGCACTCGCCGCACATGTACGATCGCGCGATCGGCATCAGTATCTCGTCGGTTCGTAGTGGCGCACGGCGCCGCAGCGGTCGCATTGCCAGCCGCGACAGATCACGCCGTCATGCCAGCCCGAGACGGGATGACCGCCGCACCAGCCCCAGCGGCATTTGAACCATTGAAGAAGCTGTCGGAGCGCCATCATGGCGTCCTCGCCAAGGTGACGGGGGCGTTGCGGCGGCTGCGATGGCTCATGGCGTGGTGCTTCCACGGATTGTTGCGTTTCCTGTTCGACAGGGCGCACGCGCAAGCCCGGCACATTCCCGTCTTGCCGGTCCCCTTCACTGGTTTGCTGCAGCGCGGGCAGGTCATACAAACCCCAGCAACCAGAGGATGAGGAACACGACGAGGATCACGCCGACGATCCCCAGCCCGCCGTTGCCGTAGCCATAGCCATACTGCCAATTCGGATTGAAGCGCGGCCCGGCCAAGCCCCCGAATAGGATCAGGATCAGGAGGATGACGACGACGATGCCGAGCGGACTGCGCATGTCAGTCTTTCCAGGTCGCTGCTTTCACGCTCCACATCTGAGCGCCCTGCGCCTCGGTGATGGCGATCGACCACAGCCGGTGCGCGCCGCTGCCGGCCATGAGCGATTGTCGCTTCATCTCGCAGAGGTCGATGATCTTCGCGTACTCGCGCTTGAGCTCGTCCACGATCGGATCGCCGCTCGGGTTGAAGGTCAGGCCGACGGCCTTCTCGCCGAAGGTCAGATTGTTCGCGGGCAAGCGTTTTGGTGGCGGCTGTTCGACGACTGGCGAATCGGTGGGCTCGGGATCGCCAGGCTCGGGCGGATCGGGATCGGGTTTCGGTTGCGGTGCTTTCGGCATTAAAACTTCTCCGCTCTGGCTCGCGCGCCCACCTTCGTGTTGATCCGACGGATGTGCTCCGAGAAGGCGAACGAGAGCACGGTGCCGGCGTTCTGGGGCGGCGGCTCGCCTTTGACCGAATCCCAGGTCAAGTTGCGCGCGATCAGGCCGGCGCGCCGCCACTCGGTCCAGGTATGATGGGCCAAGACCATCGCGCTGACTAGGTCGTCGTTCTCGCCGGTGTCAGGGCCGGCGCCGATCCAGCCCTCCTCCTCGACGATCGCCTGCATTTGCTGCACCAGTCGAATCGAGCGGAACTCCACCCGGCGCAGCATCAGCGAATCGCGGAGCTCCGAATAGACGTAGTGCTTGTTGTCCTGGTTGGTCTTCCACGCGATGACATTTCCGGCCCCGCCCAGCGTGTCGGCGCGGCGGTACAGGAACCAGCGCACCGCGCCGATCATGTTGAGGATCTGATCCGAGTCCTGCTCGGCCTGCAGGATCCCGCGCTCGGCCAATTGTCGCAGGTTGCGGACCTCGGGCAGGACCGCGGCGCCGACGCCGCTCACCTCGATGTTCGCCAGGTGATCGCGGTAAGCGCCGGCGAGGTGCGACAGCACCCACGCGAATTGATAGGTCAGCGGCTTGTTGGAGGCGAACTCCGCGACCTGGACGAGCCGATCGGCGTAGCAGCGCATGACCTGGATGGCGTGGTCGTTAGCGTCCCCCCCGCCGCCCCCCGATGGATCGCCGCCGATGACGTACACGCCCTTTTCCTCCGGGGGCTCCCACACCCGGAGCATCACGTCGTCGCGGTTCGTCGTCTGGACGATCCTGGAGCCCAGGAAGGCATCCTCGAAGATATACCGGTAGCCCTTGTAAGGCGGCCCCTCCGCTAGACTCTCGTGGATCTCCAACGTCCGACGGGCTGGGAAGAAAGACGAACCCGAGGCGACGAAGCACTGCCTCTCGGTCCATGGATAGTGGCGTTCCATGTATTCGGGGGCGCTGAACTCCGATTCCCGTCTCCACCATGCGACCTGCTCCGGGGTGACCGTCACCTTGTATTGCGCCCGGACCTGGCGCGCGAGTGTGAGCTCGTCGTCGGTGAGGTGTCCGTCCCAGTAGATCTTGTAGTCGGGGTCTTTCTTGTCGATCGCATAGGTCGGGTTGGCCCAGAACCCGATGAAGATGAACCGCATGTGGCGGTCCTTCTTCGCCTGTTGGCAGTGGTTGAACCACCAATTGTAGCCGTTGGCGATCGACTCCCAGATGTACAGCCGGGACGGATTGAGCCTGGCCAGCGAGGCCTTCAGGCTCTCGACGCCGGCGAGGCTTTTCCACTGCGCGCACTCCGTCATGTGCGCCATGTTGAGGGCGCGGGACGCGCCGAGGTCGGGGTTGGTCGCCGCCGCCATCAGGTCGATCACCGACCGATTCGCGAACACCATCGAGTTGCGGTTGTCTTTGATCAGCCGGTGCTCGGGCGATTTCCACTCAGGGGGAAGGGTTTCAAGCAAAGCTGCAAAAATGCGACGTAAACGCTCAAGGTTGTCGGTTCTGTCGGCAATAATGGCACCTTGCACTCCGGGGTTGGCCAGCGCCCAGAATAATTCGATCACGCTGCAGACGGTAGTGATCGCAACCTGGCGGCACTTGAGGACGACGAACTCATGCACGTCCTCCTCGAGCCCCTTCGCCACCGCATCGATGACCAGGCGCTGCGACATCCACGGGTCGACGTGGCATCTACCGCCTTCTTTGGTGTCGATTTCAACCGCCGACAGGAGGGCGTAGATGCCCTCGCGGATGCTAGGTCGTGCTGCCATGCGGCGCGTCCGTCGCCTCGGGGTGCGGCTCGGCGTCGTAGATCAGGTCGAACGCCTTCTCCATGATCTCGAGCCAACGCTGGCGATCAGCGACGGCGAAGTAGTCGCCGGGCGCCGGCAGATGCTCGAGCAGCGCATCGATGAGCGGGTCAAGCGCCATCCCGTTGTCTTCGGGCTCTATCTTCGCCTTTGGCATGTTCCCTCCTAGAGGGGTCCGAGGTCCACGATGACGATTTGCGAGCGGTCTAGCACAAGCACATTGCCGCCAGCGACCGTGTAAGGAATCGGCGCTCCCCCGGTGATGGCGAAGGCGTTCAACTGCACCGCGACATTGAGCGTCGTCACGCCAGCGGCGGGGGTGACGAAGAAATTGACGGAAAAACCGGCGCTAGGGTCGGTCACAGTGCCGCCGAAGCCAAAAATGCGCTGTTCGGGCGTGGGTGAGATGGGGACGCGAGCGCCAATTCCGGCGACGTTGTTGACGCCCTTGAGGTTGCAATTGACGCTGACCATCAGCATCGACGTGACGCCGGGGCGGGGCGGCAGGGTGCAGGGGATGTTGGCGATCTGCGTCCAATCGCCGTTGCCCGGAATGACAATATCGGCGGGGACGTTGTAGACGACCGGCTTGGCGCGGAGGCTGTCGACTTGCGTCAGTTGCAGATAGCGAGCGTCGCCTTGCGTCTGGTCGAGGATGGGTTGCGGGTTGGTGCCGTCGTTCGCCCTGACGACCAGCGGATAGTTACCGGTGCCTTTGGTGAACACAATTGCGTTGTCGGTTTCGCTCCACGCGAGGCTAGCGCCGCGCACATAGAGATTGAGTTTGGCCATGACGGGCGGGCCGGTTGTCCCAATCATGTTGATGTCGCCGGTCATGTTGCCGCCCGACAAGGGCAAGAAATCGCCCCCGCCGCCGCCTATGCGCTCGTAGCGGGTGTCCGCGTATCGGATGTTGAGTGCATCGGTCGCGTTGGCCGGGTCGCCCACCCCACTGAGAATTTGGCCCGCGAGATTGACGGGGACGAAAAACGCCGCGACGGTCGGCTGTATCTGCGACACGATCTGTCCGCTGACGGTCGTCACCAGAAGGCCGCCCGTGCCGCCGGTGCGATAAAGGCCGGTCGAGTTCTCGCCAATAGCAAGACCCGGATTGGTGGCGCTGCCGCCGTCGCGGGTGATGAGCGGCCCGATCATCTGGCCGCCCGCCTTGGCGAGGTAGTCGGTCAGGTCGGCGGCGGTTGCGTAGTTCCCGGCGGGCTGGAAGTTCGTGAGGACGTCGTCGAGCGAAAGCCAGGTGACAGCCGATCCGGCGCTCGCCCGCGCCCAGCCGTAGGTCGATCGGCGCGAGGTCGCCGCCGGCGCTTCCTCGACAACGGGTTGCCAGGTGTAGTTATACCTCCCATAGTAGTTATTATCGGCTGGCGCTTCGGGGATGTTGGCGAGCGGTTCCTGATAGCCGTCACCGTCGCGGCGTTGCCAGCGCCCGGCGAGGAACCCCTGCGTGATCGTGGCGTCGGTCGGCCACTTGGTTTGACCCGGCGTCGCGCGAGCCACCGCCACCTCGAGCTCGGCGATTCGACTGAGGGCGGCGGACAATTGTTGGGCGAGCGCGCGGACCTGCCTATCGCTACGGTTGTTCACAACCGTTCTCCCGTGCTAGACGCGAAAACGCCTCGCCCGTTGTCTCCGGACGAGGCGCCACGCTTAAGCGTGTTTGGCGACAGTCGCCACCGGGCGCGCTGGCTCGGTGGCGGTTTTTTTCAGCTGTGCAGCCAGATGCCTATCAGGCCGCCCACGAACAACACGCCCAACCATCGAAGATCTGATCGAGGCACGCCGACGTGCTCTGCGATCATCAGGAGCAGCGCCAAGACCAGCCCCGCACCCCACGCCTGGAGGTCGCTCACCTAAACCCCTCGATCCAACGCCGGATCGCCGCCGGGTCGCCCTGGTCGTAGTACATCATGCCCAGGCGCAGGAGGACGGGACTCGGGTTCGTCTGGGGATGCTTCTGCAGATCGCTGCCCATCGAGGCGATCGCGTTCACCATGTCGCCGGCGTCGAGGTACTCGAGCGCCCGCTGCTTGCACCAGGCCAGATGCTCCTCGCGCGTCCTCATTTGAACGTCACTCCCTTGCTGAACTGCCACTCGAAACACACGCTGTCGTCGTCGCGGCCGATGATGCGAACCATGCGGATCACGCCCATCTGCGCAGCCGGCCTGGTGGTGTAGCTGTGCGCCAGTTTCACAGCGTCTTCGGCCGACAGGTTTTCGCCGACTTTCTCGTGCCAATCGCCGGGCAGGTACTGCCAGACGTCGAAACGCTCTTCGCTCATCGCAGCGCCCCCGCGACTTTGGTGACCAGCGCGCGGCCCTTGTGCGTGAGCGCGTAGACCTTCTCACGTTGGTTGGTGACATTGGTGCGGCCCTCGACCAGGCCGAGGCCCGCGTGCTTGTTGCGGTCGACTTCGCCCAGGTCGAGCAGGTGGCGCGACATCGTCGTCGCCGAGATCCCGGCCCGCTTGGAATAGTCGTCGACCGTCAACCCTTCCTTCATGGCGACGGTGAACAGGCTCATGAGCTTGTTGACCGGCATCTCGCGCACCGGCTCGAGGGCGACGAGCAATTTGCGCCCGAAGTGCTCCAGTTCATTCAGATCCATCAGACTTTCTCCGTTTCGATGATGAGCTCCAGACGGTGGAGGAACGCCTCGAGGTAGCCGAACGCGAAGCGGTAGGCCTCGAGCTCGGTCGGATAGCTCGCGATGAACTTGCGATCGCGGACCAGGTAGACGCCCCACTTGTTGCGCGGGTGCGCCATCGGGCGAATCTCGATCAGCATCAGATTTCCTCGTCATCGGGGATGACGACAGGCGCCGGGAACAGCCGATCGCGCAGCGCCTTGGTGGCTTCGACTCGCTTCGCCAGCTTGCCGTTGTGCTGGTACGCTGTCTTCAGCATGAGCAGGCGCGTGTTCAGCGCCTGATAGACGATGAACGCCTCGCGGGTCTTCAGTCTCAATTTCATGGTTCTGTCTCCTATGCGCGTCAGGCGACGCCACACAGGTGTAGCATATATATAAGGTGTATGCAATTGCAGGACAGGTCTCGGAAAGGCTTAAATAAGCGTCGGCTGCCGCCAGACGTTTAAACGCGCACAGAAGCCCGCCGAGTAGGGGCTTTTTTCCCGTGTGTCATTGGATCTGGCATGACAGACCCCAGTCACGCGCCAACTGTGTGGCGTCTAGCCCCACATTTCTGATCTGGGAATTGATTTTT